CCGAGGAACGCATGCGGGACACCGTCCGTGTCTACACGCAGGCCGATGGCGTCTTCGACCGGACCTCCGGCACCACCCCCTCGGGTGCCCAGACGACCCTGTATGCGGGCAAGGCCCGCGTGAAGGCGATTGCTGCGTCGACCGGCCAGGAGACCGAGGCCGGGGAGCGTGAACTCGTGCTGCGCGAGTACGAGGTGCACCTGCCCTGGGACACGCCGCTGGCGCCCGGCGCCCGGGTGCTCCCCGGGACCCGTATCGAGGTGACGGCCTCACCAGACGCCCGGATGACCGGGCTGATCCTGTGGGTCACCGGCGCCTCGTTCAGCGACCAGTCCACAGCGTGGCGGATCAGAGTGGAGGACCGGTCATGAGCAGTGCCCGCTTCGACATGGGCGATGTGCGGCGCCTCGAGCGGCATCTGGCCCGCGCGATCCCCCGGGCCCGCCGCGACGCTCGGGCTGTGGTGCGGCGCGGGGCGATGAATATCAAGAAGGACTGGCGGGCCAACGCGAGGTCCTCCGCCCCGACGCACGCTCCCGCCTACCCGCGCACGATCGGCTATGACGTCGCCGCCTATGGCCGCGACGTCACCCTGGCCATCATCGGCCCGGAGAACCTGCACCGGACGCGTGGCTCGCAGGGCGCGCTCGGCGCCATCCTCGAATACGGGTCGGTGCACAACCCGCCGCACCGGGACGGCGGTCGGGCCCTGGACGCCGAGGAGCCGCGGTTCGAGGCGCAGTTGGCGCTGATCGCTGAGCGCGGCCTGGCCTGGTGGTGAGCCGATGAGCACACCGGCCGTCCTGCCGCACGTGGACGCGGTCCAGGCCGCCCTCGGGGAAGCGGGCCTGACCGTGTACCTCGGCGGCGCGCCCACCGGGTCCGGCTGGTCCCCGCCGGACGTGTACACCGTGCTGTACCCGGAGCCCGGTACGGCCGTGCGGGAGTCCCTCGCGGACCTGCGCACGGACTTCACGACGACGTTTCAGATCACCTGTGTCGGCGGCTCGATGGAACGTGTGCTGTGGGCCGCGGACAAGGTCCGTACTGCCCTGTCGGCGCCCCTGGCGGTCGAGGGCCGGGCTACGTGGCGGCCGGAGGATCTGGGCGGGCCTCCGGTGCAGCGCGACGACGACACCAACCCGCCGTCCTGGTTCGTGCCGGTGCAGTACCGGCTGATGTCCATCCCCGCCTGACAGGAGTCCCTCATGGCGCTTCTCGCGCAGCAGGCCGTCGCACTGAGCGGCCTGACCCCGACCTACTCGGCTGCCGCCGCGTCCACCACGGTGACGTGCGGCGAGCGGTCCTTCCTGCATGTCAAGAATGCTGCTGGCGCTTCGATGACCGTGACCATCACGGCCACCGGCAAGCTGCGCGGCCAGGCGGTCGCCGACCTCGTGGTGACCGTCCCGGCGACGACCGGCGACAAGATGATCGGCCCGGTCACCGCCGATCTCTTCGCCTCCGCCGCCGACGGCATCAGCGCGTCCATCACCTACTCGTCGACCACGTCGGTCACCGTCGCCAACATCGTCATCTGACGCTCGCTCCCCAGTCCCGCTCCGCCCCGTTGATCGGGGCTTTTTTCATGCCCCGAGGAGGGTCCCCTCATGTCCGACCTGATCAACGACGGAATGACCAAGGTTGTGTGGGCGAGCAGCATCGCCAACATCTCCGCGCCGACCACGACCGAGCTGAACGCGGGCGCCGACTACACGCCGCGCATCACCCCCGACGGGTTGAAGCTGGACCCGTCCACGGCGGACGTTGACACGTCCTCGCTGGCGAGCACGTTCGACACCAAGACGGTTGGCCGGATCGGCTACGACGCCGAGGTCACCTTCAAGCGCGGTACGACCGGCGGCGAGGACCTCCCGTACACGACGCTGAAGTACGGCGTCAGCGGGTTCCTGGTCGTCCGTCGCGGTGTCGCCTACGCCACCGCCTGGGCCACGTCCCAGAAGTGCGAGGTGTACCCGATCACCTGCGGCGAGCCGCAGAACAACGCGCCGGCGTCGAACGAGGTCATGAAGTTCACCTCGCCTATGAAGGTCACCTCGGCTCCGGCGACCGCCGCGACGGTGGCCTGATGCCGAGCAGCATCGAGGAGATCCTCGCCCGTGCGAAGCCGCGCGAGAAGACCATCCGGGTCTGCCTCGCGGGCGACCTCGCGGGCGAGGCCGAACGCCTCCAGGACGAACTGTCGCGTGTCAGCGAGGATTGGGAGCCGGACGACCTCACGGCCGTGCACCCGGGCCGCGCGATTGCCGAGCAGCTCAAGACAGTGCACGAGCAAGTCCGCGCGGCCGAAGAGCCGTTCGTCTTCCGGTACATCGGCGACCGGGCGTACTCCGACCTGCTGGCCGCCCACCCCTCGGAGAACAGCCAGGAGGCCTTCGACTCCGAGGCCTTCCCACGGGCGCTGGTCGCCGCCTCGTGCGTGCAGCCGGTGATGACCGAGGAGCAGGTCGTCGAGCTGTTCGAGGTCATCAACGAGGGCGAGATCAAGAAGCTGTTCGACGCCGCCTGGGACGTGCACAACAGCAGCGATGTCGTCCCTTTCTCGTTGGCCGCCTCCGCACTCCTGGCCTCCCTCATCGGCGAGAAGTAGAGACGGCACGAGCGTGGGGCGTGCCGCGGTCCGTGTTCCTCGGGCGCGTGGTCGGCGAGGGCGAGCCGCAGTGGTTGGACGAGGACCGCTACTGGGCGGAGGCCCTCGCCGAGGTCGAGGCGGACTCCTGCCCGGACTGCGGCCAGCCCTGGGGCGAAGCCACCGCCAAGGAGAACGAGGAGGCCTACAAGGCCCACCTCGTGAAGTGCCACGCCTGCTCGATCTCCGCAAAGACGGTGCGGGCCTACCAGAGCAAGAGCAACAGCGACGCCGACGGCCTGCACGTGCACGTCGAACGCGACCGGAGGTGACCTGTGGCGACTCGTACTGTCACCGTCCGGCTGCGTGCCGACATCAGCAGCTACACCCGCGGCATGCGGACCGCGGCGCGCGACACCTCCAAGTTGGCAGGCGCCGGCGCAGCGGTCGGGACGGCGATGATCGCTGGCTTCGCCGTTGCCGCGGCCTCCGCCGCCAAGTTCGACAAGGCACTGTCGAACGTCCGGGCTGTCACGGGCGCGTCCTCCAAGGAAATGGCCAAACTGAGGACTGCGGCCCTCGATGCGGGCAAGACGACCTCGTTCACAGCAACAGAGGCCGCCGATGCTGAGGCGGAACTCGCGCGCGCCGGCGTCTCGGTCGCGAACATCACCGGCGGCGCCCTGAAGGGGTCGCTGGCGCTGGCTGCGTCCGGGCAGATGGACCTCGCGGACAGTGCCGTAATTGCCGCGCAGGCCATGAACACCTTCAACCTGAAGGGCAAGGACGTCACGCATATCGCCGACGTCCTCTCCGCCGGCGCCAACAAGAGCGCGGCCGACGTGCACGGCCTTGGCATGTCGCTCCGGATGGGCGGCCTGCTTGCCCACCAGACGGGCCTCTCCCTTGAGGACACCGTCGGCACCCTGGCGGCGTTCGCTGACCATGCCCTGATCGGCTCGGACGCCGGTACGTCACTGAAAACGATGTTGCAGCGCCTTGTGCCGCAGTCGGATGAGGCCAAGGCCGCCATGCAGAAGATCGGCTTCAGCGCCTACGACGCTTCGGGCAAGTTCGTCGGGCTCAGCGAGCTTGCGGGCCGGATGAAGACCAGCTTCTCGAAGCTCACGCCGGAGGCCCGAAACTCGGCCATGGCCACGATCTTCGGTTCGGACGCCGTCCGTTCGGCGACGATCCTGTACGAGCTCGGCTCCCAGGGCATCGACAAGTACACGAAAAGCGTGAACGACCAGGGTGCCGCGGGCAGGATGGCGTCCATCCAGACCGACAACCTCGTCGGTGACCTGGAGCGGCTCCGCGGCGCGATCGAGGTCGCTCTGATCGAGGGCGGCTCTGCGGCCAATGGGGCCCTGCGGGACATGACCCAGTGGATCACCAGGCTCGTCAACGCGTACAGCTCCCTGCCGCCGGAACTCCAGAAGGCCGTCACGCTGTTCACCGGCATCGGTGGCGCAGCACTGCTGGCAGGTTCCGGGATCCTGCTCCTGCTGCCCCGTATCGCGGCGACTCGTGCGGCGCTCGCGTCCATGGGTGTGACTGCCGCGCGGACACGGATCGCTCTGGGCATGCTCGGCAAAGTGACCGCTGTCGTAGCGGGTCTGGAGCTCATCTCCTACGCGTCCCAATCGATTCGCGATCAGTTCAAGGACGCCCCGCCGTCGGTGTCGAAGATGGCGAGTTCCCTCGTCGACCTCGGCAAGCACGGCAAAATCTCCGGCGAGGGCCTCAAGTCCCTCGGTGGGAACCTCGATAAATTCAACGAGGCTGTTAAGCGTGTCGCTCACCCTGACTGGGAAGCCCGAACCACCGACATCGTCAACAGCCTCACCGGCAACATCACCAAGGGGATCGCAGAGTCCCAGATCCCCCTGGACGAGGCCCACGACAAGATCAAGGCTGTAGATGAGGCCCTGGCGCAGCTCGCCCAGTCCGGAAATGCGCAGCTCGCCTCCGACGCCTTCAACCAGCTCGCGGGCGCGGCCGCGGCGGACGGCACCAGCAAGGAGAAGCTGCTCACGCTGTTCCCGGCTTACACCGACGGGCTGGCGAACGTCGATGTGCAGAACAAGACGAACGCCACCTCTCAGGCGGCTCTCGCCAAAGAGCTCGGCATCACCGCCGACCAGATGCAGGACACGCGGACTGAAGCGGAGAAGTTGTCCGACGCGTTGAACTCCCTGAACGGCGTCAACATCTCCGCTGGAGAGAAGGAGATCGCCTTCCGGCAGTCCCTGGCCGACCTGAACAAGGTCATGAAGGAGAACGGCCACTCGCTGGACGTCACCAGCGACAAGGGCCGGAAAGTGAAGACCGCGTTCTTCGAGGCCGCCCAGGGAGCGATGGAGCACGCTCAAGCCGTCGCCGAGCAGAAGAACTCACAGGAGGCTGGGCAGGCCGTCCTGGAGAAGGACATCACCCTGCTCAAGAAGGACATGCTTGCGAGGGGCTTCTCGAAGGACGCGGTGGACAGGCTTGCCGCGGCCTATCTCCAGTTGCCCCTCTCGGTCGCCACGAAGGTTGATGCGAAGACGCAGGGCGCGCTCAGTGATCTCGCAGCCGTCCAGAACAAGATCAAAGCCACCAAGGGCAAGAACGTCACCGTCAACGCCCTCACCAAAACAGCGGAGTCAGCACTCAAGGGCCTGGGGTTCAAGGTCACCCACATGAAGAACGGGAAGGTGTCCATCACCATCCCAACGGGCGGCCCATCCCAGGCGGTGCGCACCATTCAAGGGTGGGTCAACAACCTGCACGGCAAGTCCGTCGACGTGTACGTACAGGAGCACATCGCGGCCGCGGGAGGCCGCGACAGCGTCCTCAGCGGCAGTTACGGCAACTACAACGCCAACGGCGCCGTGTACTACGCCAACGGCGGCACCGAGAACCATGTCGCACAGATCGCCAAGGCGGGCTCCTGGAGGGTGTGGGCCGAGGACGAGACAGGTGGCGAGGCGTACATCCCCCTCGCGCAGAACAAGCGCCCCCGCTCCCGGCAGATCGCCGCCGAGACCGTGAAACGCCTGGGTGGCACTGTCCAGTGGTTCGCCGGCGGCGGCATCCCTGGCTTCACTTACACGCCGACCGTGGCGGTCCGTCAGACGCCAAGTCCCGGTACGACCAGGAGATCCAAGACCTCAAAGACGCCTGGAACAAGCTCACCGCGTCGATGAAGGAGGCCAAGAAGAAGGCCGACGACCTCAAGGCCGCCGAGAAGAACCTCAGCCAGGTTCGGCACCGGCATCACACCAAGGCCCAGCTCCAGGCCGCCGAGAACCGCGTCGAGAAGGCGCAGAAGGCGAAGAAGGGCGCCGATGCGACAGTCCGGAAGGACAGGTCCGCTGTCAACGCGGCGGACAAGGAGCTCGGGCTGAAGAAGGGCGCCAAAGCCCCGAAAGCCTTCGACCTGAAGGCGTATCAGACCCAGCTCGACGAGTCCGTCCACGACACCGAGAAGTGGCGCAAGAGTCTCAGCAAGATCGGTGCCCGGGGCGGCAAGGAACTCAAGGACATGCTGGAGGGCATGGGGGAGGAGGGGTACGCCCTCGTCAACGCACTCGCCGGCGCGAGCGACAAGCAGTTCAAGAGCATCGTCGCCAAGTTGGAGAAGACGGGGGAACTCGCGAAAGCGACGCTCGGCGACTTCACCAAGCAGCTCCTCGGATCGACCAAGGAATCCCAGCAGTTCGCCGCCGACCTCCAGAAGCTCGCCTCGCAGGGCTTCGGAGACCTCGCCCAGGCCCTCGCCGCCCAGGGCGACTCCAGCGCCATGACCCTCGCCCACCAGGCCGCCGCAAACGGCGCACAGGCCGCCGTAGCCAACGCAGCCGTCGGCAAGGCGCAGAACACGCTCACCGGCGAGGATCTGTCGAACTCCCTGGTCCTGCTGTCCACGCTGCGGGGCGGCCCGAACCGCGGGTACGCGGATCTCATCGCGGCCGGCCTCGATACGGCAACCATCAAGGCCCTGGTCCCGAAGATGACCGCGCAGATCGGCAGCCTGCCGGAGGCCAACAAGTCGACGTTCGTCAGGCAGTGGGTCGCTCAGGGCGGCAAGGCCATGGCGACGGGCGGGATCCTCTCCCGGCCCACGATGGTGCTTGGTGGAGAGGCCGGGGACCGCGAGTCGTGGATCCCGTGGAACGGCTCGGCCCGCTCTACCAGCTGGTGCCCGCCGGCCGGTACGGGGGCGGCGCCGTGTCCGCGGCGGCCATGGCGCGGGAGGTCACCCGGCAGATCACGGTGAACCTCTACGGGGCCAAGCAGAGCAGCGCCGAGCAGGCGGCTGACATCGCACGCCACATGGCGTTCGTCGGCTGAGAGGAGGCACCGGGTGGCCTACACCCCAGGCACGGACAACGACGGCCGGCAGGCCACCCTCGGCACGCTGCGCCTCGGCGCAGTCGACGCGGCGGGGGTGGCCTGGTTCCTGCAGTCCCTGGAGGGCTGGGACAGCCCGGAGGTGCGGGCCGAGTTCCAGGAGCGGGAGGCCGACCACGGGGCGTGGGCCTCGCCGGTCTATCTCGGTTCCCGGCCCGTCACCTTGACGGGAACCGTGGAGGCCCCGGACCGGGTCTCCCTCGACTCCGCGCTGGAGCAGCTGTATGCGGCGGCTGCCCTGGCGGACACGACGCTGACGGTGTGGGAGTCCATGCCCAAGCAGGCCACCGTGCGGCGGTCGGGGAAAGTCCTCGCACAGCACGTCACCGACCGCACCGCGACCTGGTCGGTCCTGGTGACGGCCGCAGATCCGCGCCGCTACAGCACCACCCTGCAGTCCGGGACGACCGGGCTGCCGTCGACAACTGGCGGCCTGACGTTCCCGATCACCTTCCCGGTGACTTTCTCGGCGTCGACGGTGTCCGGGCAGATCAACGCAGTCAACGCGGGTTCGATGGACACCCGCCCGGTCCTGACGATCGCCGGGCCCGTTGTGGCGCCGACCGTCTCCGCCCTGTACCCCGACGGCACGTTGCGGCAGCTCATCTACTCGCAGGACCTCGCCACCGGTGACGTCCTCGTCATCGACACCGACGCGCACACCGTGGTCCTCAACGGCGGCGTCTCCCGGCGCCGGTTCATGACGGTGTCCGGCGGCTGGCCGACGATCCCCGCAGGCGCTTCGGTCAACTACCAATTCCAGTCCAGCACCTACAACGCGACCGCGATGCTGACCGCCACGTGGCGTTCGGCCTGGATGTGAGGAGGCAGATATGCCGGTAGACGTATGGGCCATCGACACGCTGGCCTTCTCCGGCCTGGAGGCCCGCAACGCCGGGGCGATGGACATCATGACCGACGGGACCGCCCTCGGCTCCCGCTCCGGCGTCCGGCCCGGCGACCCGGGCCTCACGGTCACCCTGGCCGGTACGACCATCAACTGCAGCGCGGGCGTGGCCGCAGTCGCGTACAGCGGGCAAGGCGTCTATCGGGTGGCGTTCCCGTCGTCGGTGTCACCAGGCACGTACACGGCAGCCCACGCCACCCTCAACCGCATCGACCTGGTGTACCTGCGCGTCTGGGACACCTCGGTCGACGCATCGGGCCTGAACAAGGGAGACGTGGTCTATCTCGCGGGCACCCCGTCCGCCTCGCCGGTGGCGCCGACGCCTGCGGGTACGCAGATCTACATGCCGCTCGCCACGATCAGCGTCCTGTCCGTGTCAAATGGCGGCACCGCCTCAGTGTCCACCGCGGTCCGGCCGAACACGGTCGCGCCGGGCGGCATCCTGCCCTCGTCGACGGCCCCGTCCAGCCCGTACACCGGGCAGTTCTACGACAGCGGCACCGACCTGCTCCGCTGGAACGGCGCCGCTTGGGACACCTACGTCAAAGCGCCGGGCGCCTGGACCTCGTACACCCCGACGTGGACGGGCTCCGGCAGCAACCCGTCCCTGGGCAACGGCACGCTCGTCGGCCGCTATTGCAAGATCGGCCGTCAGGTCACCGTCCATATCAACCTGATCCCCGGCAGCACGACGACCTACGGGTCGGGGACGTACAACTGGGCGATCCCGTTCGCCGCAGCCAGTGTCGGGTGCAGCTACGTCATGACCGCGCA